CGTCGCGCAGCGACGCGGGCTCCGGGACGCGGGCCTCGATCTCGGCCGCGAGCGCGGCCGTCAGGTCGAGGTAGGAGGCGGACCAGAGCTCGGACGGAGGCCAGCCAAGGCGCTGGCCCAGTCCCACGACGACGTCCCAGTCGAGCCGTCCATCGGGTCGAAAGGGCGGCGGCCGCCCTCCTGGGGCGGCGGCGCGCCGGTGCGGCGGGCGTTGAGCACCTGGTCGAGCACATCCGAGCCGATCGTGAGGGAACAGACCCAGATCGCGAAGCGGACGTGATGCGTCCCCGTCGCGTAGAGCCACTCCTCGATCTGCCGGTTTGTCGGCGCCTTGGGCACGCGGCGCAGAACCGCGGCGTAGACGCGCGTCAGCTCGGCGATGGTGGCGGCGCGGCGGTCGATGCGGTCGGCGAAGGCCGCCGCCGACATGCCGGCCGCCTCCTCGATGCATTTCAGCGTTTCGAGCGAGCGGCCGATCGCATGGCTCGTTCCCGCGATCTCGCACTCGAACTCGAGCGCGAGGAGATCCTCAACCCTGATCATCAGGCGGGGGCGGCTTCGGTGACCGCCGCCTGCAGCAGCAGTTGCGACCGGTATTCGAGGAGGTTTGAATTGTTGCCGCGCTGGATGGTGAACGAGAACACGCGCACCTTGAGATAGGTGATCCGCCCGTCGGCGTCGGCGACCTTGACGTTGTAGATGTCTGGGTCGGCGTCATCCTCGGCGGCGGCCTTGAGCGCCGCGAGGCCGGCGGCGAGGCCGGCGGCCGCTTCGCGCAGGATCGGGCCTCCGAGCGTCAGGGACCCGGCGTCGGCCACTCCCTTCATGGTCTTCTTGTAGCCGTCGGTGAGGACGGTCGCGTCGATCTGAGACCACGTCAGGCCGGCGGCGCCGTCAACGGCGCGCGCGCCCTCGATCTCGGCGTAGGTGTCGCTCGCGGCGGTCGCCGCCGTCGTGCCTATGTAGAAGCGGGTTCCCCGCGTGCGGACCTGCGCATCGGCCATGATCGTCTCCTGCGGTTTGGTTAGTGGAGGACGAGCACGGCGTAGATCGCCGTGCCGGTGTAGGTCTCTCCGTCCTGGTCGAGGACGGTGTCGGCGCGCTCCAGGTCGCAGCGGACGGCAGTGCCGGTATCGAGCGTCAGGTTCGCATCGTCGAGAGCGGCCTCGATGGCGCCGAGGATCTGGAGCACCTGCTCCTGGCCGCGGAAGTCGGAGAAGACGGTGAGCGAGATCTGCACGCGGGTCATCTTCCGCGCGAGCAAGTTGTCGGCGACCGCGTTCGAGCGCGAGAACGCGACATAGGGGAACGCCGCGGCGGTCGGCACGTCGTCGTAGAGGGCGACCGGCGGCGAGAGCCCGGCGAGGACGGGCAGCAGCACCGCGTCGACCGCCTTCTGCACGGCGAAGGCAACAGACATGATTTACCTCACGCGCCTAGACGGCGCTCCGGCGGGGCGCGACCCGTCGCGGGTCGCCTTGCTCCCCGGCCTTCGGCCGATACTTCATGATTGATCCGCGAAGCCGGCGGCGCGCTTCGCCGCCTGGACGATGCGGGCGATGTTGAGCTTGGTCTCGAGGCGGCGAAACACGTTGGCGCGTGCGGGGCGGAACCACGGCTGCGCCGGCCGCGGCGGCGCGGCGCGCCCCATGGTCCTGGTCTTCGTGCGCGAAATCTTTCGTCGCTGGATGCGCCGCTTACCGGTCTTTGTGACCACTTCGCGATACTCGTACCCGCTGTCGGACCCTGCCGCTTCGCCGCGGCGAGCGTACTGCCACCCAGCATCACGTCTCAAGCGGCCAGCAAACCTCTCTTCGCCGGCCGCGTAGCCCTTGGTCCCGAACTCGACCCAGAAAAGGTGAAACGCGCGCTTGGCGATCTGGGGCGGATCGAGCCCCCACACGATCCGTTTGCCGGGGCCGTCCGGACTCTCCTCCCAGCGAACCGTCGCAGGGTCGAGGATCGCGTCGCGACCCCGGCCGGTGTCGACGGGCACGAGCTGGGCCATCTCCTGCTGCATCGCGCGGACCTCGACCTCGATCAAAGGCTCGATGCTCGCGGCAACGTCGTCCTCGAAGCGCTGCAGCTTCTCCAGGAACTGCTCGATGCCCTCGATTCTGCTCACGGCGCGAGCCCGCACGCCGGCGGCCGAAGGCCGCGGAGGCAAGGCCGACCGCGCGGCCCGCAGCCGCGGGAGCGGCGAGGATTGCGCGCCCCTCGCGGAGCGGCTGCGCCGCGTGAGCGCATCATTGCGTCACCCCGGCTTCGGCGACGATCTCGATCTCGGCGCTGCGCGGGATGCGGCGGGGACGCTCGCGGATGTTGTAGCGCTCTCCGTTCCAGACGAGGCGGTCGTGGGTCGTCAACGCCAGCGCCTCGACGGCGGCCGACAGGGCGAGGAAGCGGTAGATCGCGATCTCGCGCAGCGCGCCCTGGCGGCTCTGCTCGCCGCCGCGCACCCAGCGGGGCTCGGCGTAGAAGCGGCCGATCTCCGACCATGTCGACGTGAAGCTGCCGCCGTCGCGGCGCGTGCGCGTCTCGCGCTCGACGACGACGAGCTCCGTCTTCGCCCCCGCCCCGCGCGACATCAGATCCAGCCGTGAGTCTTGTGCGGGCCGAGGAGCGCGTCGACGGCGACCGGGTTGCGGACCATGGTCGTCTCGCCGGTCTCGCCGCGGTTGAAGTAGAAGTGCTCGGTCAGCATCAGGATGGCGTTGCGGATGTCATCGGGGACCGACTCGGGCGCGGCCCCGAAGCCGCACACGTAGGTCACCGCGATCGCCTGCGGATGCTCGGCGGTCGCCGGCCAGACGGCGCCCTTGCGGCGCACGATCTGCGGCTCGAACCGGTTCTTGACGACGTGATAGGTGTCGGCGGCGAGCGTCTGCTCCGCCTCCTCCGCGTCGAGATAGGTGACGGACGTGACCGACACGAGCGGCGGCCGGTGGAGCGGGATGATGCCGTCCGCCGGCCAGGCCTTGAGCCACACCCGCCGCGTCTGCGTCAGCAGCGCGATGGAGCACGTCGTCTCGACGTGCTGGCGGGCCGCGCGCGCGAAGCGGGCGATGATGGCGTCCTCGCTCGCGTGCAGGATGCGAAGATGCGCCTTGACCTCGCCGAGCGTCACCGGCTCCTCGGCCGGCGCCGCGACGACCTCGCTGGCGACGATCCTCATGCCGCGACGGCCGGAGCGAGAGTCCGCGCTGCGCTGCGGGCGAGCGTGCGGGCGATCGAGGGCCGGCTGCGGACCTCCTGTCCCACCGCCTGCTGCCAGGCGATGTCGTGCTCCATGACGGCGATGGCCGACTGCCAGTGGCCGATCTGCTGCGCGACGAGCGCCTGGTGCTCGACCCAGCTCTCGCGCACGGCCTCGATCGCGAAGATCGCGTCCCAATAACGCTGATGCTGCTCGTCGGTCGCTTCCGCGTTGTTGAAGGCGAGCGAGAGGGCCTGCCCGAGATAGTCGACGTAGCGGATCTTGTCGGGCACCCACCGCGCGACCTCCTCGAGCTCGATGAGGCGGGCGGATGCGGCGCGCACGTCGTCGCTGGTCGGCACATCCGGCACGTCGGGCACGTCGAAGGTGTGGTCGGGCGGCGGCAGGAGCTGGCCGACGAGGCCGAGATAGCGCTCGAACTCAGCGACGTTCATCGCGCGCCTCCTCGCTCTCTGCCACAGCTCTGCCCGATATGTGGCGGCGTCCGCCGCCCGCCCGAAGTGTGGCGCCTACTTGGTCTTCGGTGCCGCGCCCTTGGCCTTGTTCGGCGGCGGCTGCTTGCCGTCGGCAACGGGCAGAGCCACGCCCTGGTCGATCAGGAAGGCGGCGAGCTCGTCCTCGACGATGGCGCCCTCGGCGATCCTGACCGGCGCGCCGGTATGATCGGGGCCGTCGTAGGGCGCGACGAGCCGCGCCTTGAGAGCGGGCGGCGCCGGTGCGGCCGCCTGCGGTGGCGGCTCGTCCGCGATCGACTCGCCCCATCCGTTGCGCAGCGCGACCGCGGCGGCGTAGTCGGTCGCGACGTCGCCGACCGCGTAAAGGCGCGGATGCAGGTCGCTCTCCAGCCGCACCGACGAGAAGGCCTTCGTGACTTTGACGTTCATGACAACCCCGTGATGTCTGCCGCACGCCGGCTTGCCGAGCGTGCGCCACTAAAAAGAGCACACCGGCATGCCGATCGTGCGCTACCAAGAGCGCAGCGCACCGGCTCGTCCGGTGCGCTGCAAGTTTGTTACGCGACCGGCTTGGAGTGGGCGTGGCCGAGGAGGGCCGTGGCGGCGACGAGCGTGCCCGTCGCGTGCGTTCCACCGAAGACGGGGGCGAACTTCGTGAACCGCTTGTTGCCGATGTAGCCGACCTTGCGGACGGTCTGCGCGGCGTGCGCGGACACGATCGAGCGCACGATGCCGCCCGACGCGTAGCTCTCGCCGTCCTGGAGCTGCACGTCGGCCTCGGGGACGGCGACATAGCTGCCGTCGACCGTGTCGCAGTGGGTGAGCGTCCACTCGATCTTGTTGGTGCCGGTGAAGGTGATGCCGCCGGCGCCGGTCGTGAACTCGAACACGACGGATTCGAAACCGTCGCGGTCGATGGCGATCGCCGTCGGGTTGGCGGCCTGCGTCGCGACCGCGGCGGTAAAGCACGGCGTGGCTTTGAGATCGGAGAAGAGATCCCGCATGGGGGTGATCCTTTTGCGTGGGGAGGAAAGGGAGGGGCCGGGGCGTCCGCCCCGGCCGCAGCGGTTACGAGGTCGCGAACTTCAGGAGCTTGATGGCCTCGAAGTTCTGCACGCCGCCGCCGACGCGCTTGCGGGTGTAGAACTCGATCCAGGGCTTGGACGAGTAGGGATCGCGCAGCACGCTCATGCCGACCCGGTCGACGATGACGTAGCCCTTGGCGAAGTCGCCGTAGGCCACCGCGTAGCTACCCGAGCCGATGTCGGGCATCTGCTCGTTGACGGCGACCTCCGTGTTGCCGAACAGCATGGCCGGCAGGCCGTCGCGGGCGTCTGCCCAGATCCACTGGCCGGTGCCGTCCTTGAGCCGGCGCATGACGCCGACCGAGTTGGAGTTGGCCATGTAGCGCGCGTTCACCCGGTGGCCCGCCTTCAGCGCGTACATGAGCTGGATGAGCGGGTCGCCCTGGTTGACCTGGGCCCCGACCGCCGGGAAGGCGCCGTCGGTGCCGGTGGCGATGAAGCCGAGCTTGCCCCAGGCCCAGGACGCGTTGGCGACCTTGTCGTAGGCCAGGAATCCCTTCGGCTTGTTGACGCCGTCGCCGGTCGTGTAGGCGATCTCCTCGGTCTCGGCGAACTCGTCGTTGACCTCGCCGGCGAGCCAGGCCTCGATGTCGATCGCCGAGTCCTCGAGCATGGTCTGCGAGGCGAGCGGCTTGGCGTAGAGCTCGAACGCCGGGAACTCGAGCTCGACGACGTTGGGCGTCTCCGTCTCGGCCCGGTCCTCGCGCTCGCCGACCCACTTCGCGTTGGCGCCGCGCAGCGACACCGGCTTTTTGAGGCTGGCGCCCGAGATCGGCCGCACGGTCGCGACCTGGCGCATGACGACGGCATCGAGCAGGAGCTGCTCGAGGGGGCCGGTGTCGTGCTCCGGGTGGACGAGGTAGCCGCCGTTCGGGTTCGTCTCCGTGTGCAGGCCGGCCTTGCGCTCCAGGTCGCGCAGGGAGTGGCCGCCGAACGCCGTGTCGCCGGTCTTCAGATAGTGCAGGACGGAGCGGCGGTAGAGCGCGAAGGCCTGGTCCCTGGCGGAGTGGCCGGCGCCGCGGCCGGCGGCGGCGCGCAGCAGCGGCGGGCGGCGCATCTGCCGCTCGCGGGTCTCGAGCTGGCGGCGCAGCTCGCGGTTCTCGGCGCGAACCGCGGCTTCCGCACGCGTCTCGCGGGCGACGATGGCGGCGGTGGCGCGGTTGACGCGGGCCGCATCGAGCGGATCGGCTCGGCGGGCGCGGGTCGACGGCGGCAGCGTGGAGCGGATCTCGGCGGTGCCGCGCTGGCGGAGCTGCTCGAGCCGGCGGCGGGCGTCGCTCGCCGTCAGCTTGCGCGACAGGTGCGCGATCTGCTCGCCCTGCTCTCGGAGCGCGCGCAGAGCCTGCGCCGTCGGATCCGCGCGGCGAACGGCCGGGGCCGCCGGGCGGGCGGCACGGGTCGGACGGCCGGCCTTCTTTTCGAGGCCGCCGGCGGCGCCGGGCGCCTCGACGTCATCGTGGCGCGTGTCGTCGTGCGCCAACGTCTCGTTGGTTTTCATGTTGACCTCGTTCGGGGGTGAGAGTTGGACGCGGGACACTAGCGGAGCGAGGACAGCAGCCGTCCGCGCCGGAGGAGCGCGGCGGCGATGGCCTCGAAATCAAGGGCCGCGGCCGCGGCCGGAGCGGGCGGCCGGGGGCGCGGGGCGGGCGGCGTCTTGACGCTGTCGACCTGGGCGACGGCGAGCGCCGGGAACGTGACGACGGAGAGCTCCCACAGGTCGACCTCGTGCAGGAGGCGGTAGGTGCCGCCGTCGGGCACGTCGTAGCCGTAGGCTTCGCGGACCTCCTGCGCCGAGGCGTTGCTCGAGGTGATCGCCTCGTAGCCGATCGAGAGGCCGGAGAGCGCCCCGGCGCGCAGGAGGGCGAGCGCCTCGGCACCGCGCCGGACCTCCGTCAGGAGCTTGCCGCGCGCGTAGAGGCCCTGGGCGTCCTCGCGCATCTCGAGCCAGACGCCGATCGGCTCCTCGGGCAGGTGCTGCCAGAGCAGCTTCGGCATGTCGCCGGCGGCCGCGTGCGCCGCGAGCGAGGCCTCGAACGCACCCGGCAGCACGATGTCGCCGTAGCTGTCGACGACCCCGAACACCGAGCCGTAGCCCGAGAACGTGCCGTCGTCCGCGATCTGGTCGGTCTTGAAGCGGAAGGAAGAGCGCCTCGTCGCGCTCACGCCGCCGATGGCGGCCTCGCGGGAGCGCGCAGGCCTCGCAGCCGCTCGGTCCGCGCGGCTCGCCTTGCTCGCGAGCCTTCGGCTGACGTCCATTGTAAACCTCAAAGCGCGAAGCGAAGAGCCAAGGGCGAACGCGCGGCCCGGAGCCGCGATGAGCGGCAAGGACAGCGCGTCGTCGTGCTGAAAGCACGCCTCCGGCGTGACCGGAGCGCCGGGCGGCATCGCCGCCCGGAACAAGCGTGAGACGAAAGAATGCTAGCGCCGCCGGCCGAGCGTGGCGGGCGGGATTTCCTCGTCGTCCTCTTCCTCGTCCGGCAGCGGCTCGTCGTCGCTCAGTTGAGCGGGTTCCAGGCCGAGAGCGCGCATGGCGTCGTCCGCAAGCTCCTCGGCGCTGAGCTGGCCGAGCCAGGCGTTGTTGAGCGCATCGTCGATCGTGTATGCGTCGACGCCCGGGTGGCTCGCGGAGATGATCTCAAACGCGTCGTTGATGAGATCGAGGTCCTCCTGCGTGAACCCCTCGGTATTGTCCATCGTCCACGTCTTCGACGCGCGGCGCCGCCGGGCGAGCGTGGCGGGCGGGACCTCCTCGTCTTCCTCGTCGTCGACAAGCGGATCGATCTCGCTCAACTGCTCGGTCGCGACGATGGCGTCGAGGAACGACTCCGTCGAGGCGTAGCCGAGCGCCGCGGCGGCCTCGTCAGCGGTGGCAAAGCCGAGCTCGGCGATGTAGAGCGCGACGGCCTCCTCCGGCGTCGCGGCCTCGTAAGGCCCCACCGGCTCGGCGCCAGATTCGGAGATCATGTACGCGGCCTTGCGCGCCAGGCGGCCACGCCGCGAGAGCGTCGCCAGCGCCGGATCAGCAGCGGGAGAAATCGGCTCGATACGGTCGATATAGCCGTAGGTGTCGTCCCCATTGACGGTGACGCTCCACGCTTCCGCCGGGATCTGCGGCACGAGCGCTTTGGCAATGGCCCACAGGTCCTCGTCCTCGTAGGCGTCGAATTCGACGACGGCCGTCGCGTTGACGCTGCGCGAGACCACGGCGCGATAGCGCCGGATGACCGGCTCAACGACCGTGACGTTGCCGGTAACAACCGGCTCGATTGCCGGCGTCCCCGCCTCGACGGGAATGAGGCTTCCGTCCTTCACATAGCGGGGGCGTCGGCCACGCCGCGACAGCGCGGCCGGGGCGGCGAGCGGATCGACGGGGGCGAGGGCCGGGTCCATGCCGGCCGGGGTCAGCGTCTCCGTCACCACGAAGGCGGCCATGTAGGTCACGGCGTCGGCGAAGCCGAAGGCCAGGGCCGCGTCGTCGATCGAGGCGTAGCCGAGGGTGGCGACGTAGGACAGGATGGCGTCCTCTGGCGTTGAGCCCTCGAAGGCGCCGGCGTAGGTGCCGTCTGGCGCCGTCACGTCCCAGGTCGTGAGCGGCGGGATGACGTCGATCACCGGCTCGGCGAGGAGCGGTTCGGCCGTGACGGTCGTCATCTCCTTGCGGCCGGAGCGGCGCTTCAGCGACGGCGAGGCGGCGGCGCGCTTCGCGCCGAGGGCGAGGGCAAACATCAGATGGTCTCCTGTGTCGGGGTTTGCGGCGCGGGTTACGGGGTGGCGGATCCGGCGACGGGGACGGCCGGGGTGAGACTGAGGTCGATGGCGGCGATCACGCCCTCGACCGCATCGATGAGGGATTCCGGGATCTCCTCGCCCGTCGCCTCGGCGGCGGCGACGACGTCCTCGAGAAACTCTTCCAGGCGATCGGCGAGCATGGCGAGCGCGGCCGGCTCGGCCGTGGCGATGAGGGCCGCGATGTCGTCGAGCGCTACGGCGTCGCCCGTGAGCTCGGCATCCGCGAACGCCTCCAGCCAGGCCGTGAGCCCGGAGGAGGCGTCCGCGAACGGCGACGCGTCGCCAGCGGCGGCGCGCTCAGCGGGCGCGGCGGAAGTAGCGGCGCAGTCCATGGGTGCGCGTCTCCTCGTTGTCGGCGATCGCCGGCTTCGGTTTCGGCAGGCCGCGCCCAGGCGGAGCCGGGGGCGGCAGGATCTCCGGCTCGCGCGGGGCGAGCGGCTGGAGGCCCGTGTTGTTGGCCTGGAGCTGCGGCCGGTCCATCTCCGGGAACGGCAGCGGCGGCAGGCCCTCGCGCAATCGCGCCTCGTTCGGCGTCATCAGGCCGGCCTTGATGGCGCGGTCGTAATAGTTCACGCGGTCGGTCGGCGTGCCGCGCATCAGCGCGTCCATGTCGATGTCGACGCGGTAACCGGCGTCGCGCTCCGACGCGGTGAGAAGCTGCAGGGTCGCCGCCTCCTCGATGCGGCGCACCCAGGGATCGAGCGTGAACTCCTTGTGCGCCTGCTGCTGCGCCTCGATCGAGGCGTAGGACTGCGAGCCGTCGTTGTGGCCGATCATGACCGGCGCTACGCGGAAGAAGCGGCAGATCTCGGAGACCTGGAACTTGCGGTTCTCGATCACCTCCTGCTTCACGCCCTCCGCCGTGAGCGCCTTGAAATCGAAGCCCTCGTCGAGCACGGCGACGCCGCCGCTGCCGCCGGGACCGTAGGCGCCCATCCAGGCGTCGCGGATGAGGTCGCGCTTCTCCTTCTCCAGCTTGGCCGTCGTCGTGACGATGCCGGCCGGGCGCAGGTCGTTGGCGTGGAAGCGGGCCTGGCTCGCCTCGATGGCGGCGGCGAGCCCCACCGCCTCGCGGGCGAGCGAGAACACGGCCGCGCCGCGGAACGGATCGAACATCGGCCCGTGCAGGCGGAAGACCTGGTGCGGATCGAGCAGGAAGTGCGCGCCGTAGCCGGTGACGCGGTACGTCGGCCGCCAGTACTGGTCGGTCTCGACGGCGACGCAGCCCGGCAGCAGCGGCAGCAACTCGTCGACGCGGCCGTGGCGGTCGCGCTGGATGATCGCGTAGGCGCCGTGGTGGCAGGTCGCGACGGCGATGAGGTACTGCCAGAAGTCGAACGGCGTCATCCAGTCGTTGGGCTCCACCGTCAGTAGCCGGTGCAGCGGGTGGTCGCTTTGCGCCGTGTCGTGCACGACGTCCGTGGCGTCGACCCAGCGGCGCATGACGCGGCGCGGCAGCTTGGCGACGTCCTCCGAGATGACGCGGCGGCAGGCGAACACGGTCGAGACGCGCAGCGCGCTTTCCGGGCCGACGAGCTGGCCGGAGTTGGTCGGCACGCCGAAGTCGCCGGCGAGTGATCGCTCCTCCTCATCGGTGAAGCCGCGGGTATCGGGCGCCGGCCCGTAGGCGGCGGACGCCATGCCCTCGTCCGTGCGGTACCACTCCTTGTACGCCTGCCAGACGGCCTCGCCCTCGCCGGCGGTCTCGAGGGGGGAGGGCATCGGAGGTGGGCGATCTCTCAGTGGCGGCTGTACGGCAGGACCAGCAGATCGCCGGTGTCGGCGAGGTGCGAGCGGGCTTCCGGCTCGCGCGAGGCCATGGCGAGGGCCATGACCCCGGCGGCGACGCCGTCGATCTTGTTGGCCGAGGCGCTCTTGCTCGGCATGTAGTTGTCGGCGTTGGCCGGGTCGCGGCGGATGGCGGTGTTGCCCGCCATCCAGCGCAGGACCGGGTGGCCGCCGTGGTCGAGGCGCTCCTCGAGCACCAGGCGCTCGAGGAGCTTGGTCGGCTGCATCATCGACAGCATGCCGAAGCGGATGAGCTCGACGGCGACGCCGGCCTCGGCGAGCGGGATCGCCACGCCGTGATGGTTGAACTGGTCGATGCCAAGGCCGAGGATGCGGAACTTGTTCGCGTCCTCGATGATCGTCTGCGTGATCAGCGGATGGTCGGCGACATTGCCGCCCGTGGCGGTGAACGCCCCCCACTCCCGCCAGCTCTCGAACGGAACCCGCGACTTTGGGATCGCGAGGCGCATCGAGGCCTCGGGCCACCAGAAGCGCGGCAGGATCACCCAGCGGTCGTCGTCGCCCTCCGGCGGGAAGGCGTAGAGGACGGCGCAGAAGTCCTTGGTCGAGGCGAGGTCGAGCCCGCCGAAGCAGGAGCGGCCGCGCATGCGGCTCTCGATCTCGCGCCAGGCCTCCGGACCGCCCGTCGTGCAGGCGTTCCACGCCGGCATCGGCAGCCAGCGCTCCTCCTGCCCCACCCAGATGTTGAGGTGCTTGCGCTTGAACGTGTTCTCGGCGGCAACCGACTGCGACGCTTCGCGCGACGCCTTCAGCATGAAGTCTATGCGCTTCGAGACGCCGAGGTTCGGGTTCGCCTCGCGCCAGACGCGCTCGTCCGTGATGTCGAGCTCGGCCTTCGGGTCCTGCGGTGCGCACCAGATGACGACCAGCGTTTCCGGATCGTCGAACGTCCCCTCGCAGATGCCGATCGACTCTTCCCAAAGCTGCACGCCGTAGCCGCGCTCGATGCCGGCTGTCGAGATCAGCCACTCCATCGGCTGACGCCGGGACGCCATTCCTTCCCGGACGATCGAGTAGAGGCCGTCCGATTCCCATTCGTGGATCTCGTCCCCGAACAGGTAGGTGGTCTTGAAGCCGTCTTTTCCGCGGCTCTTTCCCGTCAACGGCTCGAAGCGCGATCCCGTCGCCCGCAGGTACAGCGATTTCTCGAAGACCTCGTAGAGCTCGGCGAGGTCGGGCGAGAACTCGACCATCGTCTTCGACGTATTGAACAGCTTGTCGGCCTGGTTGCCGTTGGTCGCCAGCGCGTATGCTTCGGCACCGCCGACCGCGTCACCGGCCAGGCATAGATGGGAGACGCCGGCGATCATCTCCGACTTCCCGTTCTTCTTCGGGACCCAGATGATGACGCGGCGATAGAGGCGGGTGCCGTCGGCGCGCATCCACCCGAACGCCGGGCGGATGATCCAGTCGGCTTGCCATTGTTCAAGCGCGAACGGCTGACCGCGCCACTCGTCTGTCGTGAGGCGGCAGTAGGCCGGGAAGAACGCAACGGCCGCCTCGGCGGTCTTCGCGTCGTAGTAGGAGCCGGGCGGGCGGGGCCGCCACAGCGAATGGTAGCGCGGCTCGCCCGGCTTCAGCTTGCGCAGCGGGTCGGGCTGCTGGCCGGGGCGGTCCGTCATGGCGGGCGGGGGCTCTCCGCACCGGGGCGGAGGAGGCCCGGATCAATCGTGCTTCAGTTCGGCCGCACGGGCTGCTTCAGGATGCCGAGCGGACCGGCCGGTGCGCCGGCGTGTTTCTTGCGGCCTTCGTCGGCCGCGCCGCCCTCGGGCTTCTTGTGGCCGAGCTTGCCGTCGACGTTGAGCCGGGCGGCCGGGTTGAAGCCGAGCGTCGCCTCGACCGCGCGCAACTCGCGCATGGTGGCGAGCATCTGGTCAAAGGCCGGGTTGCGCTTCAGCTTCGTCGTGACGGTCTCGTGGCCCTCCGCGTCGACCGTCACCCTCTGCTCCTCGTAGACCGGCTCCGGCTTCTTCTTGCGGAACCACTCGGCGAGCTCGGTGAGCTGGCACCAGCGGGCAATCACGCCGTGGTCCGTCGTCTTCAGGAGCGTGGCGAGCGCCGGGTTCGACCAGACGGCGGCCCAGTGCGCACGCTGCCGACGCGACATATGCCCCGGAACGGGCGGGACAAATCGGGAATCGGCGGGTTCGTCTTGTATGTCGTCGGGCGGTTCGATCGCCGCGATCTGCGTCTTCGTCCGGCGCTTGCGGCGACCGGGAAACCCTTGCGCGGACTCAAGTTCCGCCGGCTTCGGCTTCGGTCCGCGACGCCCCACGCTCTCCCTCGTACCCTCTCCAGAAAAAACACTTCGCTTCGAAAACCCGCGCCCAAATTTTTTGCGGGTCAGGCGCGGTCTTCGCGGTCGGCGGGCATATGAATTTCACCCCCCCCCTGGGGTGGCGGTCAGATGGGCGCGAAGAACTCGGTCAGCGGACGGTCGAGGCGCAGGTCGGGATCTCCGATCTCGCCGGCCTCCCATCGCGCCTCGAGCACCTTCTTCACGCTGTTGTGGCACGCGTCGCAAAGCGACTGATGGTTCGACTGCGACCAAAACAGGTCGGGCCGCCGCCGGCCCGGGATGACGTGGTCGGTGACGGACGCCGAAGCGATGACGCCATTCGCCTTGCAGCAGACACACAGCGCGTGCTCGGGCTGCCGCAGCCTGCGACGGGAATATCCCTGCCACCTGGCATCGTACCCGCGCGAGGCTGCATGTCCGCGCCTCTCGTCGCTGTCCTTACGGGCTGTCCGCTTGATGAGACCCGCCGCGCGCACCGCCTTCAGCGGGTCATACCGGCCGGGACCAACGGGCACCAGAACCCCCAAAACGAAACCGCCGCGAAGGTGATTCCCTCGCGGCGGCACGTGTTCGACGATGACAAATGAAAGCCCTGTCGGACGCGATTCTACAAGAGTCTTTTCTGCAACAGTCGGCACAATTCGCAAGCGACCGCCCAAGCGCTCACTTCGGCAGGTTCTTCTCCAGTTCCTTCATGGTCAGAACTAAGTCGATCCAGAGCAAGTCCGGCTGACCCACTTGGCGGACCCGAGCGACGTCATCCGCCGTGTCGTCCTGCTTGAGGATCACCTCCGACCCTTCTGCGAAGCGCTTGCAACGCCCAGCGCCAATCTCCCGCTCCATCAGTAGCGAATAGGCCGCCTCGTCGGAGTCGGTTATCCTCATCGTACGGCCCGACAGGAGCGTCGCGAGAGACTCGCAACCGATATAGGTACCGGATGGCAGCGTGACCCTGTGGCTTGGCGGTCCGACCGGGGGGAGCGTCGGTGCTGGCGTGGCGACGTTCGCCGCCTCGATCCAGAGCGCCTCCGACTGCCCCTCCACGACAATCTCGGCGAGGCCGTCCGCTTCGGAACCGCGACGCGTGATCAATGTCCCCTGCAGAAGCAGCACGCACTTCCCAGCCTTGAGCAACGCATCACTTAGCTTGGCCCAATCGGCGTGCTCGTTGCGCTGACTGTGAGCGGCGAGCCCGGCGGCCGACGCGCGCTCACGGCATGCGACGCCGCGATTGCTGGTCACATGATCCGCCGCACTACCCGACGCGAGCGCGGCCACCATCGACCCCGCCAGGACCATCCGCTTCGTCATCCGCATCGCCCTCACCCCTTCCGCTTCGTCTTGGCCTTGCGGCCCTTGTCGATCCACTCACGATAGACCGCTGACGCGCTGACCCCGCGGCGGACCGCCTCCTCGGCCGCCATGTCGCGCACCTCGGCGGTGACGAGGATTTCCTGACGAAAAAGGTCCTCGCCCAGGAGTTTCGGGCGTCCGGGTCGCCGCTTCTTGTCCGTCATGGTCTCACCTGCGCTCATGCGGCCACAATTACACCCGGAATAAAGTGCGTCAAGTCTCTTGCTTATTATTTCCGGGTGTAATATTATGAAGGCATCGGATGCGCATGGCGTCCGAAAACAAGCGAGCCCCGGAGGTGCGCGAACACCGCCGAGGCTCTTGATCCCACCCCTGATGACACCAGGAGCAAGACCCATGACCCCCTACCACACGCCCCGCTACGGGGCCATCCCGCTCGCCGTGCTGTTCGCAGCCGGCAGCGGCTTCGTGCTCTTCGAGGACGTTCTGCGCCACGGCGCGGAGCTCTCCACCGGCCACGTCATGACGGGGCTCGCGCTCGTCGGCGGCATCGCGGCCGGCCACTACTGCTGGCCCGAGGTGCAGGCCCGCCGCTGGCTCTCCGGCCTCGGCTGCCTGCTCATGTTCCTCGCCTGCACCGCATACATCGTCACGGCGTCGGGCGCCCGCAACGCCGAGGGCCAGGCCGCCAAGGCGGCGCGCATCGCCACCGACAACGGCGAGCGCGCCCGCCTCGAGGCCCAGCGCCGGACGCACGAGGAGCGGCTCGACGACGCCCGCCGCCAGGTCGCCGCCGAGTGCGGCACCGGCAAGGGCAGGCGGTGCGCGGGCCGCCGCGAGACGCTCGCCGTCTACGAGCTCGCCGTCGCCGGCGTCGAGGCGCGCATCGCGACGCTGAGCCCGGCGCGCGAGGCCAACGCCGGCTATGCCCACGCCGGCCGGGTGTGGGCCGCCATGACGGGCAGCGATGCCCAGTCCGCGGCCCAGCGCCTGGAGCTGCTCATGCCGTTCGCGCTCGTGCTGATCTCCGAGATCGGGACGATCGTGTTCGCCAACATGGCGCTCTCCGGTGCACCGCGCCGCCGCTTCGGGAGGCCCTCGGCTGCGGATAGCGCCCAGACCTCGTTCCCGCTGGCGTCGTTCCCGCCGGGCGTGCCCGCGTGGCAGCCGGCGCCCCTGCCGACCCCGAGCCCGACTCCGCCGCGCGGCGGCAGGCGGCGCAAGACGAAGGCGGAGCCGGCGACCGTCGTCCCCTTCCCGCAGCGTCATCCGGTCGTGACGGCGCTCGAGCGGGCCGGCGGCACCGTGGCGAGCAACCAGGAGCTGGCGCAGCTCATGGATGTGACGGAGGGCGAGGCGAGCAAGCGCGTGGCCGAGGTCCGGCACTTGCTCGACATCCGGCGCATCGGAAAGCGGCGCGAGATCAGCCTCCGGGCCGTCCGGCTCGGTGGGCGCGCCGCGTAACACGGCAGAGACGGAGTAACCCCGGCGGCGCACCCAGCGCGGCCGGGGTTTTTTCATGCCCGTTCGGCATCTGAGGCAACTATTCGGAAATTCCGAATAGTTGGCGTCCTCAATCGTTCGCCGGCAGGCCGCGGGCGCTCTGGCGCAGCATCTCGCGCAGCGTCACCGGGCGCTTGTGCTTCTTGAGGAGGTCCCGGACCGCCTCGTCCATGAGCTCCTGCAGGTCCATCATGCGGTCGCGGGCCAGGCGGTCGAGCGCCTGGTAGACCACGGCCTCGAACTCGATGCGCTTGCGGACCGGCGGCGGCAGACTCGGTTTCTTCATCGCACCCACCAAGCGCGGTCATCCGGCCTTTTTGCGGCGGGCCGGCTTCTTCGCGGCGGACTTCGCCGGCGCCTTCTTGGTGCGCCGCGGGCCGTCCTCCTCGCGCAGGCTCCGCTTCAGCGCCGCCATCATGTCGACGACGTTGGTGCCGCGCTGCGGCTCCTCGTGCGGAGCCTTGATCACCCGGCCCTTCATCTTCTGCTGGATCAGATCCCGCAGCGCCGTGTGATAGTGGTCGACGAAGCGCGCGGCCTCGAACTTGTCTGACTTGCGGCCGATGAGCTCCTTGGCGAGCCCCACCATCTCCTTGTCCGGCTTGGTGTCCGGCACGTCCTCGAAGTAGGCCTTCGGCTCGCGCAGCTCGTCGGCGTAGCGCAGCATCTCCATGACGAGCCCGTTCTCGAGCGGCGCCACGGCGACCAGCCATTCGCGGCCCGCGACGGTCACTTGGCCTAGCCCGACCTTGCCGGTCTCGCGGAGCGCGTCGCGGATGACCGCGAAGCCCTCGCCGGCCATCTCGTCGGCGGGCGCCAGGAAATACGGCCGCTCGAAGTAGCGGTAGTCGATCTCCTTGGCATCGACGAACTGCACGAGGTCGAGCGTCTTCTTGCTCTCGAGGCGGACGGCGTCGATCTCATCGGGTGTCAGGATGACGTACTCGTCGGTGTCGACCTCATAGCCCTTGACGATGTCGGCCGAATCCACCGGGCCGAACCCCTGCACGACCTTCTCGTAGTTGATGCGCTTGCCGGAGGGCTTGTGAATCTGCCGGAAGCTGATCTCGGATTTGGTCTCAACCGCGTTGTACATCTCGACGGGGATGGAGACGAGGGAGAGGCGGAGGAAGCCTTTCCAGTAGGCGCGACCGCGCGGGGCCATGGCGGGGAACTCCAGACGCAACGACTTGGGGGCTCGGATTTGGGGGCTCGGGCGGACCGCGAGCCTACCACCAAACCCGTGCGCGCGGCGAAAGTTCCAGAACGGACGCGGCTGCCCACAGATATGCAAACGTGTGGGCAACGCCGGCGCGTCCCCGCCCTCATGGACGCGCCCGAAGTACGCTAAAAGTACGCTCGAAGTAATCTGGCCCTTCCCCGCACTCATGGTCGATCCTCGCCAAAATGCGACCGCGATGGCCGCCTCATGGCTGGCGGAGGGCCGTGATCACGCGGGCCAGATCACTCCGGCCAGTCGGGCGGCCGGTAGCCGGCGAGATAGGCCTCGACGAGCCGCCGCTGCGGCTCCCGGATCACGCGACGGCCGGTCTCCAGATTGTACTGGATCTGGCGCCGCTGCCCGCCAGCGTAGCCGAGCAGAGTCGCCATCTGCTCGAGCGTAAGGCCGAGCCTGTGGCGGGCGGCGGCGAGCTGCTTGGGCGTCATGCGCGCGCCTTGACCCATGGAATGCGCGGCACTCTCCGATAATACGCCGGACGCGACAGCGCCAGTTTGGGTCCGAGCGTCCACACCGTGCAGACGACCTGCCGGCCGGCGTCGGCATCAAGAGGCACGCGATCGATTTGCTCAATCGAGAGGTGCAGCGCGTAGGGAGAGCTCGAGCCGTCGTCAAACAGAATTTCGAGGCCGTCCGCCTTGCCCGCATCCGTCCACGGCCCGCGCGAGATGACGATTTCGCGTGCCGTCGCCATGTCCGCCAGCGCCGTCTCGAGAGCCGGCGGCAGCAGGAGCCGAAACGTACCGGCATTGACCGACACGTAGGCGTAGCCCCTCCCGGCTGCCTCGCTCTCCCAGTAATTCGTGGCCCTGATCCGCGGGCCGTCGTTCTCGATCCTAAGCATCGGCGAAATGCCCCGCCCCATCCTAAGCGCCCCCCGCTGCGTGCTCGCGGCTCTGCTTCTTGATGTCTGACCAGGCCCAGGCGAGCGCCGGCGTCAGCGCGCCCGTCCAGACCAGGGCGTCGGGGTAGATTGCGGCCCCGGCGTCGATGCGGTCCGCGATCCACGGCGCCTGCGGCCGCGAGACCGCGGCGAGCGGGACGGACGGCCTGTACAGCAGCGCCTGCCACAGAGGCGGCGCGTCGCGGGATCTGATGACGATGCCGGTCGTCAGGATCGGCACGCGCTGCGTTCCGAGCGCCTCGCCCCACACCGTTACGATAAGGGCCGTCCCGTCCGGCGTGGCGCTGATCCTGTATCCCGGCCGTGTCGCGACCGGCGCAGTCCCGCCGTGCGCCAGCGCCCAGTCGAGCATGCCGCGCGCGAGGTCGATGGCCGCCGGGTCGGTGTCGGCGCGCGACCGGCGCATCCGGTGGCCCGTGGTCAGGGTGACGTGGTCGAAATAGTGAGCGCTCATTTTGTGCCCGCCGGCGGCAGCGCCAGGCGCCGCACCGCCTCCGTCAGTCGTGGCGCCTGATCGAAACTATGCCGGTGCGCCGCGCCCCCGCCGCGGGCGAGGCGGCGCATGAACGCCAATCCAGCGCGGTCCGTCTCGGGGCCGCAATAGATGACGTCGATCCGCGCGTCCATGGCCTCCGCGATCGCCAGCGCGGCGCCCCCGTTGTCGGGGTGACCGTCGCTGATCACGAGGACGTCGGTCGCGCCGATCTGGCGACAGTGGTCGAGGGCGAGATGCAGAGCCGTGGACCCCTCCGGGCCTGGCATCTGCGACGGCGAGGCGAGCGGGATGACGACGTCGCAGAACGCGACGAGCCGCGATCCCGCCGGCACTCCCTGCAGCGCCTCGGCCAGAACGTCGATCTTGCGACGCCGGCCGGCGGGCTCGGCCATGGAGCCGGAGACGTCGGCCAGCACGACATGGACGCGCGGTCGCGATCTCAGAGCCTCGGCCTGGGCCGTCGCCCCGGTTGTCTGCGGCAAACCCTTGCGGGCTGCCGCGATCACCGATGCGAGTGGATTGGTTAGCTCCTTGCTCATCTCAGTTCCCCCTCTCGGCATCGTAGGCGTCGATCGCTGATTTCAGTTTCGCAGCAGCCTCTGTGCGCAGCTCGTTGAGCGCAGATTGCACATCATGCGGCAATTCCCAATCGCGACTTTTGCCGTGCTCAGCCAGCGCCGCCGCTGCCGCGGCATCGTACTCCGCAAAATACTCGGACCGCCGCGCGGCCAGATAGTCGTCACGCTCCTGGTCCGCGGCAGCGGCGGCGGCCAGCTCAGCGGCGCGCGCGGCCACGTCATCTGGCATGGGCGGAACGTCGTAGGGTGTCGCGGCTGCCTGATCGCAGTCGATCCGCACGTCCGAAAATGCAGCGAGCGCGTGCTGGCAGATCAATTTGACCAGACACTCATCCGCTGCCACTGAGGCACGCGATCCATGTTCGACCGTGACGGCGCCCGGCGGGTTGCGGCTGTCGCCGGTCACGTGCAGGCACCACTTGATATCGCCGCGCCGCTTCCGGTCGGTGCCGGTCTTGTCGATGTAGACGCGGGTCAGGTCGCGGTCACGCGCCCGCCAAACATTGAGTTCGCATCTGCGGCCCACGTGCTCGCGCACCATGAGCGCCAGCCATTTTTTGCGCGACCAGATGACGTCCTGCGACTCGCGCGCCCGTGCAATCTCCTCCTTGATCGCATTCTGGGCGGCGTCGGCGACGGCAGGGTTGCGGCTCACGAGCTCGGTCGCGATGGCGCGCGCCAGCTCGACCAACTGATCGTCCGTGAGAGTGTTGAGTCCGAGGTCCATTTTTCATCTCCGCCCCTGATGCCCCGAGGCGCGGGCTGGCACACAATGGACACCCCTCGGCCGTAGCCGAGGGGAGACCGTTACGTCACGATTTGGATGTCCGTAAGGACGTTCGACCCTCCCCCGATAACGAGATCGGACAGTGCGACGTAGGGCTGCCCTTTGTGGGCTCGCGGATCGAACGGCGAATTGATGCAAACATTCTTCAAGCCCTCCCCTACAGTTTTCACTTTAACGACACCGGTAACGGGTCGCGATCCAACGACGTGATCGATGCCGTCGTCGTCACACTCCGTGAGGTGCAGGGTGGCCGTGATCACGTCGCCGTCCTCCAGCTCGATGGTCGGCTGCTCGACAACGCGCTCAACTCGTGCATTGGAATAGCAGCGTGCCGCGTCTGCGATCGCCTCGTCCGGCGTGCGTCCCAGCCCGAGCGTCCATTCCTGAGCGCTCTTGGCAACGTAGATCGTGGAGAACTTCGCCATTTTCTCGTCTCCGCCCCTGATTGACCCCGAGGCGCGGGTCTCGGCGAGTGCCGATGATCACAATGTAGCAGGTCGCCTCGTGTATATCAAGCGGTATACACGATCGTCGGCTCAAAAAGTGTGGAAACTCCACCAATTTCGCCAGCCCGCCCCTCACCACTCGGGCTTGAAACCGCGGGCGGTCCAGGGGACGACGACGAACCCCTGCTCGGCGAGCAGCGCGCGGTAGTGGGGCCGGAGGGCCTGGATATCGCCCCGCGACGCGCCGAACCAGGGGCCCAGCCGCCGGATGCGCGCCGGCACGGCCGTATCGAACTCGCCGTCGCGGCTGATGACGAACAGGTCCTTGTCCCGGCTGGCATAATAGGCTTCGTATCGCTGCGCCACGGCACACGCTCCGATGCTGATTGACGGCCGCGAGGATGGCCGGGCCCAGCGCCGGAGTCCAGAACAAAAAAGGAACATTGCCGGCGCAATCCCCACCCGCTAGGTTGTGAGGCATGTGCGGCCGCGTCTTCGTCAGATCGACCTTTGCAGAGCTCATGGCCACGTCCCCGGCGGCCCGGCGCTCGAACCTGCCGGGCCTCGACACCGGCCCGCGCCACAACGGCGCGCCGTCGCTCGTCTATCCCGTCATCGTCGCCGACGGCGACAGCGTACACGGCGCCTGGGCCGAGGCGCGGTGGGGCCTGGTCCCGGGATGGGTGCGCGAGGCGAAGCCGAAGATCGCGCCGATCAACGCGCGCTGCGAGACGGTGCGCACCAACGGGCTCTTTCGTGGCGCCTATCGCGCGCGGCGGTGTCTCGTCCCGGTGCACGGCTATTTCGAGTGGCGGTCGATCCGCGGCGTGAAGCAGCCCTACGCCCTGGCGATGCAGCGCGGCCAGCCGTTCTGCCTGGGCGGCATCTGGGAGACGCGGCGCGAGCCGGAGTTCGCCGTCGAGCAGCGCACGTTTGCCGTCATCACGGTGCCGGCGAACGAACTCGTGGCCACGATCCACGATCGGATGCCGCTGATCCTGCACGAGCGGGACTATGGGCGCTGGCTCGGCGACGATCCCGACCCGGGCGACCTGATGCTGCCGTTTCCACCGGAGCTCATGACGATGTGGCCCGTCAGCCGGCGCGTCAACCGCGCCGGCACCGAGGGCGCCGACCTGCTCGACCCGATCGATCTGGGCGAAGGGGAGTAGATCTGTCCCCTCACTTCACCACGCGCAGCGGACCGGAGGGCGGAGCCGGATCATCGCGATCGGCCTCGCGCTCCCTCTCCTCGCGCAGCCACCAGTCGTCCTCCGGCTCGATGAGGACGCGGACCGGCACGACGCGCTCGCTCGCAGAGGAGAACGTCGCCCGCAGGCAGTCTTCAGCCTCGCGCCGGCGATGGAAAATCGAGCAGGTGAAGATGCCCTGGCAGCCGTTCCAGACCGCCCACGCCTCGGCCGCATCGGACATCTGATGGCAGGCCGGGCAGACGGGCGTCAGCTCGGGATAGAGCCTTCTGTGCGTCGGCACGAAACCGCGCCGGTCGTCGCGATCGAACGCGTGTCCGCACCGCCCGCAGGTCTCCCGCTCGAGCAGCCGCGCACCGAGGCGCACCAGGTCCGCCTCGAGCTCCCGGATGCGCTCGCGCGCCTGCCGCAGCTCGGCACTCACGTCGGCTGGATGCAAGGCCATGTGCCCCTCCCAAAATCAGCTCCATCAATCCTCGACTCGTGCCGCAGCAACGAGCGCGGCTGCCTCGTCCGAATAGCCTCGGTTCGGGTGGCCACTCGACACCTCGCAGCCCATCGCCTTGGCCTGCTCGCAGATGAGAGCGATGATCTGCCCTTCTTTGTCGATCAGAGCTCGAGGCGTCGATCCGGCCCAGTCGACCGCCTCTGCGATAAAGGTTGCGAGCGCGACGATGACGTCCTTGTCCTCATGTCGGATCAGGCAGATCAGATGGCCCGACCCGAGGTGGGTCAGCTCGCCCACGGGCGGACCCGCGGCGAGAAGCTCGTGCGGGACGGCCCAGCACAGGCCGCACCCGCGATACGTTTGGCCCGAGACGATCTTGGCTTCGTGCGCGCCGTGATCCTGCCATGCAATGACGTAGCGCCCTTCGATCCATGGTGTCGTGGGCTCCGGCGACTGCATCCCCATCACCTCCCCTCCATCCTCTGCAGCCGCCGCTCCTCCTTCGCCAGCGCCAGACGCTCACGGTCGGCGTCGGTGTAGATCCAGATGGATCGCTCGGCCGCCTCGATCAGGATCGCGTTCAGCGCGGCGTCGGGCCGCGCCGAGACCCAGCGCCCTTTCATCTGCCGGCCGGCCGCCACGAGACGCCCGCGCGCCGCCTCGGCGAGGGTGCGGGACGCTTCGCGCGATACCCACGTCAGCGACTCGATGGCAAGCGCGTGCTTGGCATCGACGCGCTTGCGGCGCAGCTCGCCCTCCGGGTCCGCCGCGGCGACGATCAGCACGTCGCCTTCCGCGTCGGCGATGACGACGACGGCCGCGTGCTCGAGCGCCTCAAGCGCCTGGTCGAGGCGCCTCCGCGTCCAGCCTGTCGGCAAGGGCGGCGAGGCGATGGAGCACGGTTCGGTAGCGCTCTCTGGCGGTCTGCTCATGGGTCCTGATCCTCTCCGCGATCGAGCGGAACGACAGTCCGAACGAGCGCAGGCGCAACAGCCTGATCTCGTCCGCTTCGAGCCTTGCGATGAGCGGCATCATCACCAGGTAGTCGGAGATCTCGCGCCGCGTCGGGCGGTCGCGCGTGATCTGCTCGGGCGGGAAGTCGCCGGGCCCGGGGCGCGTGATGAGCCCGTAGGCGCGCACCTTGAGCCAGTCGCGCTCGCGATCGGGCAGCGCCCGGTCGACCTGGAACGCGCGGATGGCGCGCAGGCCGACGGCGGCGATCCGGTCGGGCAGGATGTCGGGCGGAGCCTCCAGGGCCGGGCGCACGATGCGCGGCGCCGGCACGGGAGGGCCGGCCTGCACGAAGTGCGTCGGCCACTCGCTGCGCCAGACGTGGTGCCAGTCGCGGCGCGCTGCCTCCCAGGCGTAGAGCGCGACGAACTCGTGGCCGCGGTCGCCGGGGCGGCGCGAGCGCGTCCGCTCCCAGCGCTTGAAGCCGCGCCGCTCGTCGACGATCTCCCCGCCCCGGCGCCAGACGAGGAGGACCTCGAACTCGAAGCCGAGCGAGACGATCTCGCGCTCGATCCGCTGCGTCACGCATCGCCTCCCGGTCTGAGGGCCCGCCGGAGCGCCGGCAGGATGTCGTGCTCGGTGAAGTCCGCGCCGTCCCACACGCACGCGAGCCGCGTCGGCCCCTCGATCGGCTCGCGGTCGATGCCGGCCAGGGCGAAGGGCGCGGACCGCTCCGCCATGGTCAGAGTCTGGTCGACGTGCCCGTGCTTCATGGCGTCCACGCGTCGTCTTCCGCGTCACGAATGGCGCGGTCGCGCAGTCCCTCGTGATAGGCGCGTTCCAGCGCGTAGTGCACAATGCCCACCAGACTCACGAAGGCCACCCCGCCCGCGAGTTCGTCGACGACGAGGCCAGCGGCCACGCCCAGCGATATGGCGGCGTACCAGAAAGTGACGGCCGCCACCGCAACCCAGAAAAATCTGAACGTCCCGTCCATCCCCGCCTCCTCAGTTCAACCCGGCGCGCTTGCCGCGCCCGCCCTTCGGCTTCTCGTCGGGCAGCTCGCCGCCTTCGTCGCGCACGCGATCCTGTGCCTCCTCGAGCGTCGTCGGCAGGCCGGCGCCCTTGCGGTAGGTGTCGAGCACGAGCTCCAGCTCGAGCTGCGCCGCCTGGTACGTCGCGCCGCGGCGCATCTCCTTCACGACCTGGCCGAAGGCCTTCATGTCGTAGCCGTCGGCCTTCGCCTGGCCCTTGATCTCCTTGGCACGGACCTGCGCCTCGGCGATCTCGTCGAGGACCGCGGCGAGCTCCTCCGCGCGCCCCTTCAAATCCGCGGTCGCGTTGTCTCCGATCGTCATGCTCCCTCCCGTTCCGCCTTGCGCCGCGCCCGCCGGGCGCGGTCCCGCGCCGCGACGATCTTGGCCTCACACTCCGGGCAGCGTGTCTTCGGCCGCCCCTTCGCCCGCATCGCGATCCCGTTGCCGCACGCGCAGGCCGGCGCCGGCTCCCGTCTCTCCTGCCGCATCGAATTTCCCCGCCTCGTTTCCCCAGGTCTCCCACCCGCGCCGCGTCTGGCGCGAGAACAGCTCGCAGCGCCGCGCGCCGGGCATCAGCGCCTCGGCGGCCGCGAAGGCGCCGTCGGGCTTGCGCGAGTGCTCGCGGCGGCGGCCCATCACGACGCTGCGCACGTTGCGCGCGGTCCTGGGCTCGCCGCGCGCGCCGATCAGGAACGGCTCGTGCGCGTTGCGCAGCACATAGCCCGTGCCGAAATCGATTTTGTCGTGGACCGTCGTCTTGACCCAGACGCCAGAGGTGACGAACCGGAATCCCCAGCGCGCCATGACGGCGATCTGCTGCGGCAGCATCGGCGCCGTCGCCCACAGCCAGAGCAGGCAGTCGCGCGCGGCGAGGTCGGCGACCGGCAGGCGCGCGATCGCCTCGAGGTCCATGGTCGCGTAGTGCGCCTGGGGAGATTTCTCCTCGCCGCGCTCCGAGTAGAGCTCGAAGCGCCACGGCGGATCGGCCATCACGAGGTCGTAGGCCATCGGCTCGAGCGCGCCGAACGGCCACGCGGCGATCGCCTCGCGTCCGTCGAAGAGCCCAGGCTCGATGTAGGACAGGGCGGTCATGGCGCGTCCTCGGTGCGCAGCGGCTCGCCGATGACGAAGGCCAGCGCGGCGGGGTCGAGCGCGTAGCGCCGGGCGAGGCCCTTGATGGACCAGCCCTTGGCGCGCAGCCGGCGGGCCTCGGCGGCCTGCGCGTCGTCGAGCAGCGGCCGCGCCTCGGCGGGCGCGGGGCCAGCCTCCAGGATCGCGAGCGCGCGCTCACGCGCATCCGCCACGTCGCGGGCGACGATCGCGTGGTCGACCGCCTCGCCGGCCATCTCCGCCAGGATGTCGTAGGCCCAGATCTCCGAGCGGCCGAAGGCGCGGGCGAGGACGTCAGCCTCGATGCCGAAGGCCGTGTGCGCGACGTAGGCGGCGAGCCGGCGGTGATAGGCGGCCTGGCGGCTCATGAGCACGTCCTGGCGCGCCACGCCGTGCGACAGCGCCACGGCGTCGACGGCGGCCTGGAGCGCGCGCGGGATCTCCGGCTGGGTCATGGCGCCACCTCGGCGGCGGCCTCGGCCTCGGCGATGGCGGCGTCGAGGATCCGCAGAACGAGCCGCATCTCGGCGACGAAATCTTGGTCTTGGTCGAAGACCGCGGCATAGAGGATGCGCCGGGTCAGATCGGCATGCGCGCCGCTGAGGCCGAAGGCCAACACGATTTCGTCCGGCGTCCGCCATTCGAGCGCAGCCGATCGGGCAATCGCCAACGAGCACCCATCCCTGAACCACCGCACCATCCACCAGCGCGCCTTGCGCAGGTCCTCAGCCGCCGGGCCCTTGCGGCCGGCGCGCAGCAGGTAGGCCATGGCCGTGCCGAGATGCAGGCCGAGGTCGTAGAGCTCGAGCACGTCGATCGCCTCCAGGCCGCCGACGCCGACGTAGTGCGGCGGGCGGTTGATCATGTCGGGCGCGGCCGTTTCCGGTGTTGTCATCGCTTGGTCCTCATCTGCGCCGCCTTGGCGGCCTCGAAGTGCTGCCGCGCGAAGGCGGTTGCAGTCTCGATCAGCTTGGCGCTCGCCGGCGCCGTCACGCGGCGGCGGGCCTCGATGAGCGCCGTCAGAACCACGCTCGCCTCCCACACGTCGCCCGATGGCGCGGCCGCCTCTGGCGCCACGGGAGGCGGAAAAACCCCGTCGATCCTCGCCCGCAGCTGCGGCTCGCAGCCGAGCTCGACGCAGCGGCGCATGAGATCAGCGGCGGCATCGAGCAGCGCGTTGCGCGGATCCTCGCGCTCCTGCGGCTCGCAGAAGGGTTTCGCGGCGAGGGTCATGCGGCGCCTCGCGTCGGATCGGAGCCAACGGCGACCGCGCGGTCCGCAGGCGCAGCCGAGGACTGCGCGCCCCCGCCGGAGCTGCCAACGGCGGCGTGAGGCGATGAGGCTGGCGGCCACTCGGCGCGGACCTGCCAGCCGTCGTAGCGGGCCATGAGCTTGGCCTGCGGCGGGTCCGTCGCCTCGAGGTGGCGCAGCCAGGCCGCCCACTGCGGCGTGCCCCGGCGCACCGGCACCATGGCGCCGGCCTTGCGCACGCGGGCGATCGCCGCCGCGATGCGGTCCGGCTTGACGGTCAGCACGCCGGCGTCGAGCACGAGCGCCGCCGCCCGGTCGAGCGCCGGCGTCGGGATGCCCTTGGCGAGATCGGCGAGGCCGCGCAGCCGCTCGAGCCTGTCGCGGGCCGAGAACCGACGCCGCTCGAGGATCGGCCGCAGCAGGTGCTCGACGACGTCGCCCGGTGCCCCCGCGGCCTTGAGGTCGGCGATCAGTGTCGCCGCCTCCGCCTTGGCCTTGACGGACTCCAAGTCCACTTGTCCCCCAACGGCGGACACGCCGTTGGGGTTAGGGGTTCTTTCTTCACTTGAACTAAAAGGTGATCCTTTATGTGTGACTCCAGACGTCACACGTGTGTGACCTGGGACGTCACACGTGGGTGTGAGCGGTACGTCACACGTCTCCCCGCTGCCGGAGGCCTCCTCGACGCCCTCGATCTGGCTGTCCGGCACGTCCTCGTCCGGGTCGCCGGGACGGTCCATGATGATCCGGTAGTAGCAGATCGCGCGGCCGGTCTCGGCCTGGCTGCGCTTGTCGAGATAGCCCCACGCGACCAGGTCTCTGACGGCGCGGTTGACGCTCTCGCGGGCGATGCCGAGCTCGCGCGCGAGCAAGGTCTGCGAGAGCTTGACCCAGCCGTTTCGGGTCGAATGCGTGCCGAGCACGCCCATCACCCGCCGGTGCACGTCCTTGGCCCGCGCATCGCGGGCGAAATCACCGGGCACGATGGAATAGCGCTGGCTCATGACGCCCCACCCGCCTCGGCGGCAGGCCGCCGGCACCGGTGACCTGCGTCGATGTCGGCGATGGTCAGGCCGAGAGATTTGGCCACGACCCGGCTGAGAGACCCGCATGCACAGCGGATCGCAGAAAGCGCGATGCGGCCATCTTCCAGGCCGTCCACGATGCGCCCCGGAACGACGCCGTCGTCGTCGGCGAAGTGCCCCAGCGCGAGCGCCACCGCGCGCGCCTCCTCGTCTGGCAACGCCCGCGTCCGCATGTATTCGAGAGCCAGCTTGCTCATCTCACCCATCGTTCCTGTGCATTCACTGGGCAAGACGTTGACGCGCGCGGCGAAGCATGAGAGCTTCCCAACGTTCGATCGCTGCCCAGGCGATCCTTCATCCCAATCCAACAAACGCACTCAGAGCCTCGCAGCCGTCACTGCGGGGCTCTATCCGTTTCAGTCCCCCGCGAACGTCCCGGCGGCCGGCAGCGGGGCCGTGAAGCCCTCCTCGGCCGCCGTCACGTCACCTTCGAAATCGTCGTTGTCGGCGAGCTGGTCGATCCCCTCGCCGTCGTCGTCGCTGTCGATGCCATTGTCCCGCGCCAACGGCGCGCCGCGCGGCCCGAGCGCACGCGAGGCCTGCGCGCCCCCGCCGGAGGCCGCTTCGCGGCCGTGAGGCAAAGCGAGCGCCCTCGCGCCGGCGACGAGGGCCTCCGCCAGCGCGTCGGTCACGTCGAGGGTGTCGGGATCGATGAGGCCGGCCTCGGACAGGATGTCGAGCGTGTCGATGCCGACGAGCGCCGGCGTCTCGGAAATGATCGCCTTCCGGTGCTCGGCAACGACGTCGGTTGCCAGCACGAGCGCGCGCAGGTGGCGCCTGGAAATCGTCGCCAGGCCGTCGTCGGTTTCCGACTCGTCAGTTGCCGACACGGTGCAGGCGCGTGTCGGGCCGTCGCTTTCCGGCATGCAACAGTTCACGGTTTCCGGGGCGGGCTCGGCAAGCGAGCCGCTCGGGGCGCCGCTTTCCATCACGCCGCCTCCTCGGTTTCCGGGTCGCCGGCATAGTCGGCGTTGATCTCGGCCGCGCGGGCGTCGGCCGCGGCCCGGTCCTCCGGCGCGAACCACTCGTAGTTGTTCGGATGGTTGTCAAAATCGCACCCGCGCGTCACGGGATCGCGCAGCACAAGCCACGATCTGTCACCCGTCGATACGATACCCATGCACTCGCACATCACGGCCTTCTCGCCGTCGTCGGCGACCGCCCACCACCCCGTCAGATCCAGCATCGTCTCACCCCTCTCTCGGTTGCCTCCGTTGCACGCACGTCCACGCTCCTCGGCCGCAGGCCAGGCACCAAGGGTGCCCGGCCGGTCGGCCGCCCCGCCGGAGGCCGACCGGCGCCGAGGCGCCGGAGCAGCGGCCGCGAGGCGCAAACACCCTCACGCGGCGCGCTTCAGCTGACGCTGCACGCCCTTCACCTCGTGCGGCGGCACGAGGATCTTCCTGCGCCGCCCGGTCACCGGGTCGGTCGTCACCGCCTCCACGGGCGCGAGCTCGTGGAGCGTGTAGTTGGTGGTCCTCAGCGGCGAGCCGCCGGGCGTCCTCACGACGCGGCCGTGGCGGTCCTTGACCCGGTCGCGCGACACGGCGATGCACGGGTGCGTCTTGATGTTCGCCTTGAACGTGCCCTCGGTGAGAGTGACGAGGCAGCGGGCCTCGGCCCAGCGCAGGTACTCGCCCCACCAGACCTCGTGGCTGTAGCTGCCCTGGCGCGGGTCGCGCGGCACCGGCGGCCGGGCGTAGCCCTCGCCCGTCATGTGGGCCAGGAACTCGCGCACCTGCTCGGGCGCGTTGACGTAGATGAGCGCGCGCACGGCGCGGCGCGGCGCCCGATCGGAGATCGGCTCAGATGTCCGATCGGAGATCGGCTCCGCCGATGGGGCCGGCTGGGACCCGAGCTTTGCGTCGTTGGCGGCCGTGATCGCGGGCGTTTCGGGGGTCACGGACCAGCCCGGGACCGCGGTCGCGTCCAGCCCGGGACCGCGGTGCGCGGCCTGGACTCCGGCCGGCCCGGCCGGGACTCGGGGCGGCCGCAGCGTGGTTCGGCGCGACCACAGGAGGTGCGCGGACTCGGTCGCGAGCAGCGTGCCCAGCGCCGTCAGTCCGGCGATTTCGAGGCCTGAGAACATGGGCCGCACTCCCTGCGGAGGGTTGGACTCGTGGACTCAACTCGGGGGACTGGACTCCTCGGCCCCCGGCTCGCCGGAGGCGGCGGCCAGCGTTCAAATCCGCCGCCCGCCGTCCCGGGACGCGAGGCCAAAGGAGGAAGCTCAAAGTGCGAAGAAGCGGACGCTACGGAGACGCTACGGACGCGACGAACCTTTGCGCCGGAGGCCGGAGCCAACGGCGAGCGCGCGGCCCGCAGCAACGCGAGGACTGCGCGCCCCGGCCGGAGCGCCGACGCGGCGCGTGAGGCCAGGCAAGTAATTCGGCGGCACGCGGGCACTCACATCGCCCAGGCCGCCGCCTGCTGTTCCTCGACCGATGACGCGCGACGGCCGTCTTGGACGGCTGTCCGGTCGAGTGGGGCGCGCGCATGGTGCGCATCCGCGCAGGGCTCCCCCCAGGGATCGGCGGGTGACGGGAGAGGGCGGCTCCACCCCCTCGCGGCCCCCGCCGCGGACGCAACGCAACAGACTCACGTTACCGTCGGCGGCCCCAACTCACAGGAGCCGCCATGACTGCCGACGACGCCACCGAGCTCTTCGCCCGCGTTAGCCTCCACGAGTTCGCTCTCGAGGTTCTGTTCGCGAACGTCTGCCGGACCCTTGGCCCGGACGAGGGAGAGGCGTTCCTGCGCGAGTTCGAGGGGAGGTCGAAGAAGGCCTATGGCCCACTTGCCCATACTCCAGAAGCCATCGCGCAGATGCAGGCCAGCATGCAGGCGACGGCGCGCATGACTGCCCGTTTCTGCGACAAGGTTCGCCGTCGGGTGGTCGAGACGCGGTGACGGCATGAAGAGCTCTGGCGGCTCGTCACCGATGATGAAGGGACGGGACCAAGCCAGGGCATCGAACGGGTCGACGCCGCGCAGCATCTCCTCGCGGACGATCGCGCGGACGGCCTCGTCATGCTCTGGCGATAGCGCGCTCATGCCGCGACCTCCGCGGGGAGGGCGGGCGCCTTGTTCCGCACCCGTGCATCTGCAATAGTCGGGCGATGACCGACGACACCGCCAGCCTGATCCTGGAGCACCTGCGCGCGCTGCGCTCGGACACGGCCGACCTGCGCGCCGATAACCGAGAGATCAAGGCGCGGCTCGGCATCCTGGAGCAGCAGTACGCCTCGCTCTCCGGCCCGCTCGACCGNNCCCGCCTCGACCGCATCGAGACGCGGCTCGGCCTGATCTAGGTTTGACGGGCGCTTGGTCACGTCACGAGTCTCCAGCATAAGCAGCCTGACATTGGTCAAAACTCACATGAGAGCGGTGCTGACGCCGAGGCTGAAGCGTCGCTTGCCTAGCCAAATCGAAACTTGACGTTACCGTAACATATCGTTATGGTCAAGTCGTTAGGACAGCGATGACAAGTTCCGTGCGCAGTTCCGAGGCATCGCCCAAGATCGGCGCATGGCCAAGAAACTGCCAAAGACGTCGAGATATAGAACGATCATGAAGACGTTCGCCCAGCGCCTGCGGAAAGCCCGACTAGCGGCGGGCTACAAGTCGGCCGCCAAGATGGCGGGTGTCCTCGGCCTGGAAGAGGCGACCTATCGCAAGTATGAACGTGGAGATAGCGAACCCAGCTACGACACGCTCGTGCGGGTTTGCGAGGTGTTGAAGATCACGCCGAATTACCTGCTCCCAATGGCCTGTGACCAGGACGACCTGAGCGACCATCGGGGATCCGGCCCTCGGGCCGCGGCCTGAGCTTGGTCCACGCCGTGGTCGCCGTTAGGGTTACATGCCGACGGCATCTAACGTTTCTCGTCCAAGACAACGACTGAGGGGATAGGCAGGAGCACATCTCCGTCGCCAAACAGCATGGGAAGTTGTCCCTAGCTTTGCCGGCCAAAGGTTTCTTCCTTCCATGCGATGAGGTCCTTGGCGAGCTCTTTCTGCTCAATATTGATGCGCTCGAGCTGGCTCCGTATTTTCTTGTTTTCCTCATGTAATTCGTCGGCGTCCCGCAGGCGTTGCTCCGCCTTTTGCAGAAAATCAGTGGTCGCGTCATGCAGACGACGCGCTGATTCAATCTCATGACGCCACTCGACGACGCTTGTAATGAAGCCGATACCCGCTGCCAGGAAAATTACAACAAAGACACCAAACGCAGCGTCCCGCCACTGGACCCCGTCTGCAGATTGAAGCCATGTGATCGCCGACCACAAAGTCGTAATCACTAGGCCGACGCATACGGTGCACACTGTAAGACCGATCAACCCAAGAAGACTCTTGGTTGTTGTTTCTCCGAAATACCGCTCAAAGCGCTCAACTAGTCCAGCCAGCCCTAAATCCATAACAATCCTTGCGCCCACAGCGACGAACCTCGCACATGCTGCGCCGACATAGGCGTGCAGGCAACGGCCCTCGGAACCGCTGTCCATAACTAATCGCTCCCCGACGTCCGTTCGCCACCCGACCGTAATGCGAGGGAACGTAACTCATTGAGACGCCTCGCAACCCCGATGACCATCCTCAGTCCCGCAAAAATATCGTAACGAGTAGTTACGATTTGCATTGACATTGGATCTCACAGTAACGTATCGTTACGATATTGGCGCTGCGCAGTCCAGTTATAATCCGCGATGCGCTTGTGAGCCACTGCTGGGAAGCCTGAACGGGGTGGAAGATGACAACGATGCCGACCACCGACGACGCGGACGAGCCGGAGCACAGCGTGTTCTCGCCTACGGGGGAACTGGTGGTCCTCAGCTACGCTGGCTGGCTGAAGCAGCCGCCTCATCGATGCTGCGCTCGATGCCCCGCAGAAGCCGCAGAGACTGCTGCTCCAGCAGCGCCGGATCATAGTCCTTTTCTGCAGAGGCTATTTTCTCGAACCACGCGCGCACGTCCGTTCCTGCCCTGGTGCGCACCTCCTCGGCCTCTGCCCGAGTCAGCCGCTTGCCAGGCGGCACGAACGCCCCCGTCACCGCCAGCGCCGTCAGTGTTTCGACCAGCATCAGGCGCACGCGCAGGGCTTCCACGTCCTTCGTCGTCAGCATCGGGTGGTCCTTTCCAGGATTGAGGATCGCTCGCGCCGGGGGCGGTCCACTCCCGCCCCCGGCACCCACAAACCCTAGTTCGAGTCGCGTCGCCCGCGTTTGCGCCCCTCCTTCCAGGACCCGACACCGATGAGCACCGCCATGACGACGCCGACCACATCCGACACGCCCGCCACTGTCCACCGCCTGCCGCCCGCTCGGCGGCCGGTGCCGACCGAGGCCCAGCGCCAGAGCCTGGCGCCGTTCGCCGAGCAGCTCCGCAGTCTGTCGGACACGCACTTCGGCCTCGCCTTCGAGGCGATGATCGACGAGGTCCGCCGCCGCCGGCTCGCCCACCTCGTCAGCGGCGCGGCCCACGATCTCACGCTCGAGCGCATGTCGGGCTCCGAGCTCGAGGCGCTGGCCGGCGCGCTCGATGCCAGCAACGGGCTCGGAGGCATCGCCTGATGCCGGCTCCGGTCGAGCAGATCGTGACGATCTCGGTCACCGGCGCGCGGCGCGTGCGCCAGGCGCTGGCGATGGCCGAGGCCGTCCTGCGCCAGATCGAGTTCGCGCGCGCCTCACGCCTTTCCGGTGCGGCCCGGGCGGCGCGGATCGAGATCGGCACCGCAGTCTGCCATCTCGACCGCGCCCTGCCGCCCGTCTCCGTCGATATCATCACCGGCGTGCGCCGCGAGGGCACACCATGAGCATCCAGCGAGAGAGCGACGGCGACGCCATGGCGGCCGCGATGGCCGAGGTCCAAGCCCGGCAGGCCGCCGCCGCCGAGGCGCAGGCCCAGCGCCGCGTCGTCATCACGGGCGGTCTCGTGGCCGAGCTGATTGCCGCGTTGCGCGCGGCGTCCGAGTTCGCCGACCGGTTCACGGGCCCGAAGAAGCCGCACGGCGAGCGCGCGCCGGCGCGCGAGATCGTCGCCCGCAACGCAAGCCTCGTCACCCAGCTCCTGCTGATCACCCCCCGCAAGGCGAAGCCCGCACCGAAGCGAGAGGGCCGTCATGTCTAGCCGCGCCAAGCTTTCGATCGACGAGCTCGTGCGTGCCGCCGACCGCGAGCTGTCGGCGCGCGAGGCCGCCTATCCGGGCCTCGTCGCCAGCGGCCGCATCACCCAGTCCGCGGCCGACTACGAGCTCCAGGCCCAGCGCCAGATCGTCGACACGCTGGTCCTGTTCCAGCGCTTCGAGGGCCCGATCCGCGAGACCGTGATCCGCCGCCTCGCCGACATCCGCGCGATCGAGCGGCATCCGGCAATGGAGGCGATCCGCGAAGTCTTCCCCGAGGCAACCCTCTTCATCCGCGACGCCTCCGGCGTCACCCATCAACCCGACGCCTCCGGCGTCACCGAGCAACGCGAAGCGCGCGGCCCGGAGGCGTAAGCCGAGGACTGCGCGTCCCATCCGGAGCGGCCATAGCCGCGCGAGGAGACAACAACATGACCCAACTGACTACGGTGCCGTTCTCGCGGCTCGTCGCCTCCGACGCCATCAACGCGCGGCCGGCGACCAAGGAGGGACTCTCCGAGCTCGCTGCGGCGATCGAGGCCAAGGGCCTCATCCAGCCGCTCGCCGTCCGCCCCGCCGATACGGGCGACAAGTACGAGGTCATCGACGGCCGCCGCCGGTTCGCGGCGCTGGCCATGCTCGTCAAGGCCAAGACGCTGCCGAAGGCGCATCCCGTGCCGGTGATCGTCCGCAACGAGCCCGACGCGGAGGCGCTCGAGACCTCGCTCATGGCCAACACGGTGCGCCTGCCGATGCACCCGGTCGACCAGTACGAAGTGTTCGCGCGCCTCGCCGCCGAGGGGCGCAGCGATGCCGACATCGCCGCCCGCTTCGGCCTCGCGGAACGGACGGTGCGCCAGCACCGCGCGCTCGGCGCGCTGGCGCCGGCGATCCGCGACGGCTGGCGCAAGGGCAAGCTCGCCGCCGACGTCGCGCGCGCCTTCGCCGAGCACCCCGACCCGGCCGTGCAGGAGGCGCTCTACGAGCGGCTGCGCAAGCAGGGCAGCTACGCGCTGACCGACTACACCGTCCGCCGCGAGCTCATCTCCGACCGCGAGCCGGTCAAGACCTGTCACGAACTCGCGCTCGTCGGCGAGGCGGCCTATCTCGCCGCCGGCGGCACGCTGACGGAGTCGCTGTTCGCCGACGACCGCTACGTCGACGACGCGCCCCTCGCGCGCAAGCTGGCGCGCGAGCGGCTTGAGGTCGAGTGCGAGCGGCTGAAGGCCGCCGGCTGGGCGTGGGCGCGCGCGAGCCTCGAGGAGGACGACGACGACCTGGACGACCTGCAGGGGTGGCAGTTCGACCGGCTCCGCGGCGCCGAGGCCCCCATCGACGACGACGTCGACGATTTCACGGCCGAGGAGAAGGCCCGGGCCGGCTGCCTCGTCGAGATCGGCTGGAACCACGGCGACGAGCGCGCCGAGATCGTCGTCCGCTACGGCCTCCTCGACAGCGAAGGCGCCGCGGCGGCCGCGGCCGACGACGAGCAGGCCGACCTGGAGGACGCGATCGCGGACGCCGGCGACGAGGAGAGCTGGGACGGCACGGCCGACACCGCCGCCGATGAGGACGACGCGTCGGACGCCTACGCCATCACCGGCGCCCTGACGGAGACGATCACGACCGCGCAGTCGCGCGCCATCGGCGAGCTCGTGCGGCGCGACGCCGAGCTCGCGCTGCGCCTGGCTCTGGCCTCTCTGCTGTCCGCGCCCTGGGAGGCGCCGGCCAAGATCTCGTTCGAGGCGACCGCGCCCGCCCGGCCCGAGCGCGGCGATTTCGCCGACATTTGGGCCCGCGTCCTCGGCCTCAAATACAGCGAGGCGATGCAGGAGTTCGCAGACCTCGTCGCCGGCACGGTGAGCGTCATCGCCCACCATCCGTCGGCGTCGCGCGATCGGGCCGACACGCTCGTCGCCGCCCTGCCGGCCAACAAGTACCTCGACTGGATGCGCGAGGAATTCCACGCCGCGGACTACTTCAAGCGCGCCACGAAGGCGGCCGCCCTGGCGGCGCTCACGGAGATGCGCGAGGCGGGCGCGGCCGGCGCGCTGGCCCCCGAGGACGTGCTGGCGGGCATGAAGAAGGCGGACCTCGCGGAGGCCGCGGCCGAGGCGGCCGTCGCCGCCGGCTGGCTGCCGCCGCAGCTCCGCCATCCCGGCTATGCGCTCCGCGCCGGCGCGCACCGCGAGGCCGCCCAATGATCGCCGCGCCGCTGAACTCCGCCGACCTGGAGAGCATCGCGCGCCGCTACCGCGAGGCGCACGCGCGCTCCGACATCGCCGCGCTCGCGATCCTCGCCGTCGAGGTCCTGCCGCACCTCCTCTCCGACGCCCGCCGCGCGGCCGCTGCCGGCGCGCGCCCCACCGACGGGAGGCCGTGATGTCCGATCGCGCCACATGGATCGCCTTCGTCGTCTGGGTCCTGGCCACCGCGGCGCTGATCGCCCTCGCCGTGCTCGACGCCCCGGCGCCGCCGGCGGGCTCTGCCGCGCGCGAAGGCATGTCCGTCATCCGCCACGAGGTGGACGCATGACCAGCACATTGCTGAACACGGTCACGATCCGCGTCGACACGCTGGAGCTGTTCGCGCTCAAGAAGCTGTCGCTCGTCTCGCACGCGTTGGCCGAGAAGATGGGCGGCAGCTCCGGACGCGAGCTGTCCTGCCTGGCCCGCTGCCTCGACGATCTCGTCCGCAGGATTGAAATCGGCCTCGCTCACGCCGCGACCGCCGAGCCGAGCGACGGGGGTGCCCGATGAGGCTCGCCGTCGCCGACGTCCGTCTTACCGATGAGTTTCGGCGCATGGCCAAGGCCTGCAAGGCGCCACTCCCGTGGGACGTGGACGCCCACGGCCGCGTCTACGACGCGCGGGGCTGGGTGATCCTCAATCTTGAGATCGCCGGCGAGCAGGACAGGCTCGTCGCGGCGCACCTGATCGTGCTTGCCGTCAACACTTGCGGCGGGTTCCGGGCGTGCTCGGAAAACACAGACGGGGGTGCGACGTGACGCCAAAGGAGATCGTCGGAAAGCTCGGCTACCCGCTGCCGGACGGATGGCAGCGGGATCCAGAGCAGGCAGCGGCGCTCAAGGACATCTGGCCCAAGATCCTGGCGCACAACGAGCAGATCATCGGCGATGCCATGGCCGCGTCCTTCGAAGACGGCGTCGAGCACGTAGCCAAACTGATAGACAAAAAGATTGCCGACTACGCTTCGGAGCACGGCTTGCTCGACCCAGAGACCGGGGTGATGGAATTCTCGCAGTCTGGCGAAGAGTACGTATCGACGCTCGAAGAATTGGCCGAGGCGATCCGCGCCTCCCACACTGATGCAGGAGGGCAGTGATGCGGGGCAAGCCGATATTGTTTAGCGCGCCCATGGTGCGGGCCATCCTGGCCGGTCGGAAGACCCAGACGCGGCGTATCCTGAAGCCGCAGCCGTTGATTAGAGGGGGAGCCGCTACGCGGCGGCGGCTCCCCTACGCCCCCGGCGACCTGCTGTGGGTGCGGGAGACGTGGCGGCTTACCCACGTTGGAGGCGGGCGCGGCGGCGATGTTGTACCCTTTAACTCGTACGAAGTGACGCGGCGCGCGACAGAGCTTGATGTCGAGTGCTTCACCTTTGAAGGTGAAGAGGACCCGTTTATCCGCTTTGCAAGCGACGGGTGGCGCCCGTCAATACATATGCCCCGCTGGGCCTCTCGCCTCACCCTGGAGGTCGAGAGTGTCAAGGTCGAGCGGGTGCAGGAGATCAGCGAGGCGGACGCGGAGGCCGAGGGTGTCACGAAGGTCCGCGACCATTGCTACGTCATCGAGGGCTTTGATTACGACCTTGCGGGGCTCTGCCACTCGCGGGCAACCATTCCGTTCGCGAAGCTCTGGGACCACATCAACGGCCCCGACGCCTGGGACGCGAACCCCTGGGTCGTCGCCGTCACGTTCCGAGCCCATCACGCCAACATCGACGCGATGGCCTACGCGCGGCTCCGCACACCGGAGGAGGTGGCATAGATGGGAGCACCAAAGCCCAGCGCGGGATACCCGAGCCGCACCGCTGCCGTCGCGGCTATGCGCGCGCAGCACATGACGACTCGCGAGATCGCCGGCCGGCTTGGCATCACCCAGAAGAACGTACTCGCACTGGAATACTCCGCGAGCGGTCGAGCGTCGAGAGCGCCATCGACTGTCCACGCCAGGACCGTTGTTTTCCCTGTCGATGTCTTGAACCGTGCGCATGTCCACGCCTCACGGCGCGGCATATCGACGAACGAGCTTTGCCGTCGGCTCGTTGAGCACGCGATTGACGATGAGATGGTCGACGCCATCCTCGACGACAGGCATGCGGAGCCCGCCCGCCCATGACCACCGTCACCATCACCGCGGAGATCCGCTCCACCACCGAGCGCGGGCTCGCGCTCTTCCAGGGCGACCGCCACGAGGTCGTCGACGAGCGCACTGGCGAGATCGTCGAACGCGACCATTTCGTGTGGCTCCCCAAATCGCAGGTCACGATCACGCGCGAGTGGCGCGGCCGCGACCACGAGCGCATGGCCGAGATCGAGGTGCCCGAGTGGCTGGCCAAGGAGAAGGAGCTCATCTGATGCCAGGACCCGTCAGCGACAGCTCCCGCGGCCCGCCGGACGACGGACCCTATGTCCCGTCGTGGTGCTACCCGAACAATGCGCCGCGCATGTGCCCGTGCGGCCATCACGAGGGCTACCACAACGGCCGCGGTGTCTGCCTGCATGTTCGTCGCTGCGGCTGTGGAGGCCTGCCGCCCGACGCACGGACACCGGACGAGGAGTTCTGGGGCGGCGCCGCACCGCTGGAGGCTGAATGATCCGCCTCGCCCCCACCGCCGCGCGTTCGATCCGGTCCAGCATCGGTCGCCGCATCACCGCCGAAGCCCAGGCCGAGGCCGACCGGCGGCGCAGCGAGCGGCGCGAGCGCATCGCCGAGATCATGCGAGCGCGGCTCGCCGTCATCCTCGACGAGGCGGCCGGCGGCCGGACGCGGAGGAGAGCCCGCCCATGACGCGCATCGAGCCCGAGGGCGCCGATCCCTTCCGCCTGCATGTCGCGCACCGCGACGCGCTGCCGATGTGGGTCGTGACCGCGCGGCCGAGCGACTTCCCCGACAACTTCGTCGCGCGCCTGTGGCTGAGCCTGCCCCAGCCCGCCGTCTCGACCGTCGCCATCGTCGCCGACAGGCTCGGCGATCTGCGCGCGGCGCTGCCGCCGGGCCTCTGCCGCCTCGCCCGCGCCCCCGCGGACGACCCGGTCATCGTGGAGGTGTGGATATGAGCGTGCGCTGGCTCACCCAGCCCGAGGCGGCGCGGCACGTCCGGCTCTGCCCACGCGCGTTCCAGGATGCCGTGCGCCAAGGGCGCCTGCCGGCCGGGCGCCCGGTCTCGAAATCGGGTCGCCGCAAGGTGTGGTCCGAGGCTGAGCTTGACGCCGCGGTGATGGGAGACAAGGATGCGCCGACCCACGGTGACACTCGTACGACCGACCAGACCGACCCCATCATGGCCGCCATCCATGCCGCCGAGACCGAGGCTGCCGCACGTCGAGCGAACCACGGCTAAGGGCCGTGTCTACTGGTACGTGCGGATCGGCGGGAAGCGCATCGCGCGGCTGCCCAGCGACCCGGAGGCACCGGAATTTTTCGAGGCCTACGCGGCCGCGCTGCGCCAGCGCGCCGCTGATCCGAAACCACGCCGGCACGCGGAAGGCAGCGTGGGCTGGCTGATCCAGTCCTACAAGGCCTCAGGCGAATTCCGCGGGCTCGCTCTGAAGACCCAGGCGAGCTACACCCGCGAGCTCGACCGACTGAGCACGATCGATGCCTTCCAGGCGGCTGACATCCGTCGCCGCCACATCCGCGCCATCCGCGACACGTTGGCCGGGACGCCAAGGACGCAGCAACTGTTCGGCCAGGCCTGCTCGCTGCTCTTCAATTTCGGCATCCGCGAGCTCGACCTCGACATGGTCAACCCGGCGGCCAAGCTGCGCCGCGCCGACGATCCGGAGAGCTTCGCGCCGTGGACGTCCGACGAGATGGCGCTGTTCGAGGCCTCGGACCCGCCCGTCGAACTCATGACCGCGTACATGATCGCGCGTTACACCGGCCCGCGCCGTGGCGACGCCGTCGCCTTGCGGCGGACCGACTACGACGGCCGCTACCTGCATATCGCGGGCGCCAAGACCAACACGCCGCTGAGCGTGCGCGTGCACCGGCGTCTGAAAGCGTATCTTGACGGCCGGCCGGCCACGCTGAAGCTCATCGCCGACAAGGATGGGCGCCCCATCACACCGGACCAGTTGTCGAAGCGCATGCGGGCGCACCTGGACGCGATCGGACTGACCAGCCTCCACCTGCACGGCCTGCGCCACACGGCGGCGACGGCCCTGTTCGAGGCGGAGTGCGACCCCCAGCTCGTCGCGGCAGTCCTCGGCCACAAGACACTGCAGATGGTCGAGCGCTACACCAAGCAGGCGCGGCGTACGAAGCTGGCCGAAGCCGCAATTCTGAAGCTGGAAGCCGCCGAGCGGCCGGCGAGAAAACGGAAACGGAACGGGAACCTGCCAAACCGCTGACGGCGATCTGCCAAACTCTGTCCAACGCCGTGACGCTAAGTCATTGAAACAATTTGGTGGGCGATCACGGGCTCGAACCGTGGACCCGCTGATTAAGAGTCAGCTGCTCTACCAACTGAGCTAATCGCCCACTCGCCGCTGGAGGCGCACCGAACACGGCTCCAGAACGAAACTGGGCCCGTCGCCGGACCCGCGGGCGAGCATCTAGCACCCGCCGCGCCCCCTGTCCAGTGCCCCTATGGACGCCCGCCGCGGTCGTCAGAAGACGGGGCTCAACGGCGCCTGCGGCCGCCCGTTGCGCGCGTCGGCGGCGACCGACAGCGACAGGCCGATCCCTGCGAGCAGGGTCATCATCGACGTGCCGCCATAGGAGACGAACGGCAGCGGCACGCCCACCACCGGCACGAGCCCGCTGACCATCGCCATGTTGATGAAGGCATAGAGAAAGATCGTGATCCCCACGCCGGAGACGAGAAGGCGCGCGAACGGCGTTGCGGCCCCGCGCGCGATGCGGGCGAGCAGCACGATGAGGACCGCATAGAGGGCGAGCAGCACCATGCCGCCCGCNNNCCGCCGAGCCCGCCCGCGCCGAGCGCGATCTTCGACTGGTTGATGTGATAGCCGGCCCCCAGGGGATCGGCATCGGGATCGAGAAAGATCTCGACGCGGCGGCGCTGGTAGGCATGCAGCGACGACCAGATGAGCGGCGCGGACAGGGCGAGCATCAGTCCGCCGGCAACGAAATAGAGAACGGAGACGCCGGCCAGGAACATGAGGCCGAGGCCGACGGTGGCATAGAGCGCCGCGGAGCCCAGATCCGGCTGGCGCAGCGTGAAGATCACGGGAATTGCGATCATCAGGACCGGCGCGGCAACCCACCTCGGATCCGACACGCGGTCGGCCGGCAGCCACTGATAGTAGCGCGCCAGCGCAAGCACGAGCGCCACCTTCATGAGCTCGGCCGGCTGGAACGAGAGGCTGCCGACGGACAGCCATCGCCGCGCGCCCAAGGCCTCCGTGCCGATGTACGGCACGAGCACGAGGAGGATCAGCGCCAACCCGTAGAGCGGATTTGCCAGCCGCATCCACACCTCGACCGGCACGGCAATCATCAGGAGGATGCCGCCCAGCCCGACGAGGTAGCGCAGCCCGTGCCGCTCGGCCCACGGCCGGAACGAGCCGCCCTCCACCGAATAGAGCGTGGCGATGCCGATGGCGACGAGCAGCGAGACGACGAGGAGGACGCCCCAGCCGAGGCGCGGGACGTAGAAGAATGCCGGGGCGCGAACTCCTGGGCCTGAGGGACGCATCACCGCAAAGGACCTCCCTGCCAGTCGGCGCGGGCGACCGGATCGTCGGCGAGCAGCATGGCGATGACGTCGCGCACGATCGGCGCCGCCGTGGCGCCGCCGCCGCCGCCGTGCTCGACGACGGTCGAGACCGCATAGCGCGGCGCATGGGCCGGGAAATAGGAGACGAACAGCGCATGGTCGCGGTGCTCCCACGCGTCCTCGCCTCGCTCCCGGTCGGTCTCGGAGCGCGTGCGCACCTGCGACGTCCCCGTCTTGCCCGCGATGATGACGGCGCCGCCGTCGAGGCTGCCTGCGAGGCTGGCGTTGCCGCCCGTGCCGCCGGCCTCGTTGACGACGCCGACCATGGCGCGACGCACGGCCTCTAGGCCCTCGGACGGGATATCGAGCGGGGGAAACACCGGGCCGTCCGGCAGGACAGAGCCCGGCGTGCGCACGAAGGTCGGCACGACCGCGCGCCCGGTGGCGAGCCGCGCCGTCATGACGGCGAGCTGCAGCGGCGTGGCGAGCACGTAGCCCTGCCCGATGCCGGCGAGGATGGTCTCGCCCCTGAGCCAGCCCTTGCCGAGGACGGCGCGCTTCCAGCCGGTGGTCGGGATCAATCCGTCCTTCTGGCCGCCGATGCCGCAGGCATAGGTCTCGCCGAGTCCCAGGCGCCGGGCCATCGATGCGATGCGGTCGACGCCGATGCGCTCGGCGAGGTCGTAGAAGAAGACATCGCAGGATTCGCGGATGGCGGCGGCCAGGTCGACGCGGCCGTGCCCGTCGTGCCGCCAGCAGCGATAGGTCTGGTCGGCAAAGTGGAACGCCCCCGAGCA